TAACCCATATACTTAATATTTGGCCTTTCTTTAATTGGATTAGTTATTAAAGGTACTTCAATACCTTTTAATTCATGTTTACGTGATGAAAAATAATTTCTTCTACCACGTTTATGTTTTTTAAACCAATCTAATATTCCTACACCATCTGAGTAAAATTCATTTAATAATTCGGGCGTAGCAAAATGGCCATGTTTTTTCTTATATTTAGAATATTCTTCAACCATTTTTTCTTTGAAGAATGCATTTAAATTTAAACCATCTGCTTTTTTAGCTGATGTATCAAACATGGTTTGAAGATAATGTTGTAGAGCTTCATGCATTGCTGTACCAAATACAAAATGCATATTAGGTTTTACATCCCTATAACCTTTTACATATTCTAAATACCACTTGTGAGGGCAAGATTTAAAAGTAGAATATTGTGAAAAGGATACAACTTTATCTGTAGAGTAATTAATTTCCATTCAAACGATCTTCAGGAATAGTTAACCATCCTGTCATTATATATTTTGTTCCTGAGAAAGGGGTGTTTCCTCTATGGACATGGGTATATCCTGCAGGGAAAATACAAATAGTTCCTTTTTTAGGTTTAACTCTTGCTAATTGATATAAAAATTCAGTTTCTCCTCCTTCTTTTATATCATTTAAATAAACAGTATAAACTCCTATTCTGTAAAGTGAGGGGGGTGTCATTCCATGTTCATAATGATAAACATGATAACCTTCTGTTGGAAGAGTTTTTTGGATTTTAAACCCACTTATGTTTAAATCTTTAGGAAAGTGGTTATACTTATAAGAATAATGATTAAATGTTTTAATAAAACTATCTGTAAATTCCTTAATTAGATTTTTATTAGATAAATCATAATTAGAGTCTCTTATCCCTAATAAACTCCCGTCTTCCTTCTTTCTAGGTCTGGCATGTTTGATATTTTCTTCAAAATAATTTATAACTTTATCACACCATTCATTAGAAATAGCATTTCTAAAAATACCAATATGTTGATGATAGTTTATTTCCATTTATCCTTAGAAACCATTTGACAAATTATACCATAATTGGTTATATCTTGGAATGTATCTATTAAAGTTTCATTTTGACATTTTCTACCAGTAAGTATCATATTTTTCCATCTGTTAATCTTATCAGATAATCTATACCATAATCCAGTCATAGCAAAGTCTTTTTCTTCTTCATTTACTAATTGTGTACCTGCTGATACATTACCCATCCCATAATCAAGATGTTTTTTAGCAAATAACTCAAATTGTTCATTCATTATTTCTTTATAAGTTGAATATATTAATGGATATTCTTTTTTTAAAACTTCTATAGCAGATAAATTATTATTTTTAGATAATTCGCTATATTTCTTTATTGAATCACTCATTATTTATTTATTATTTCTTGAAAAGGTTTTAATTCTAGCCACCCCGTTGCTATATATTTTGTTTTTGCCATTGGAGGATTTCCTCTATGTATATGAGTTTGACCTGAAGGAAATAAAACTATAGTTCCTTTTTCAGGTGATACTCTTTTATGTTGTTCTAAAAACTCTGTTTCTCCTCCTTCTTTTATATCATTTAAATAAACCGTATATGCCATAAACCTATTTATTGCCCCTGGGTTAATAAATCTATCTTGTTCAGCATGCCATATATGAAATCCTTTTCCTGGTAAAGTTTTTTGTATTTTATACCCAGTTATATTATAGCTATATGGAAATCCAGGGTATCGTTTTAAATAAGATTTATAAACAAAATCATTAAGGATTTTATCAAAATAAGAATTAAGTTTTATAATATAATTTGATTCTTTAGGATATTTTTTTATTAACTTTTTTAAATCTATACTATTATCATCAGCATCTAAGGCATCTTTCGAAAAATAGTTGGTTCTATGCTCTGATACATCATTATATTTTTCAAAAAATTCTACCATAGAATCACACCAATTAGGGTCTATAGCATTTTTAAAGATACCAATATGCTGATCAAAAATAGTTTTCATTAGTAATTTTTTATATTAAAATGTTTTTTCGTTAAGATTTATTTTAGGTTGGGTGAAGTATTTTTCTAATGCTTCTAATTTATCATCAGCATCAACTAACATTATAAGTGCTTCTTCAGCATTTTTATAAAAATCTTCAGTTGAATGATCTCCAATACCAACTGCTTTATTACCTAATAATTCTAAAGATAATAAGGCTTTATCTTTATCTGCTTGAGCAGATGATTTTAACATGTTATATAATGATTTATCCATAATTTATTTTAATAATTTTTTAATTTGTTTATCATCTATACCTATATTCTGAAGTATATTTTTTGAAGTAATTTTCCCTATTAAGTGATAGTTGTCTTTTATTTCACGTTTACTTAAATGAAAATGTGTTGCTAATATAGCAATTAATTCAGAATTTAAAGTATTTTTTTTAGGTTTAATGTATCTAAAAAATGTTTTTTTCTTAGGAATTACACCACAATAAAAATTATAGAGTGTTTCTTTATTAACAGAATATTTTTGTATTGCATTAATAAAATCAATATAATTTTCTTTCATTGATATAAATCGATTAATCATATAAGGATTAAAAGATTCACGATCCTCATTATTAAATGAAGACCATGGTCTTTTATTATAACTAATCTCATTTAACCAATCAAATAAAGTCACTTATTTAAAATTGTCCCCAAATTGGGATTGATGAATCATTATCAGATTGATCTAATGGTGGTGTATTATTATCTTTATCCGAAGTATTATCTTCAGATTCAGAATCCCATTGAATATTAGATTCTTCTTGTTCAGATGGAGAAGTAGATAAATCTTCAGAAATAACTTTTTCCATATATTCACTTCTAATTTCTGGTGGTAGCATATTGTCTAATATTCTTCCAGTTCTTGGATCAAAAAAAACTTGTATAGGAATTACTTGATCTGTATCAGTTCCACTTACAAATTTTGAAACTGTTCTTAATATATAGCCTGATTGCCATATTTTGTCTCCACTCCATGTTTCTAATGATGTGGTTTTAGATAAATCTAAAGTTGATGGTACTTGATTGTCATTCATATTAAAATTATTTAGTTGTTATATATTCATCTCTTATTTCACGAGGTAAAGTGTCTCCTAAGATTTCCTTAGTTTCAGGATCATAAAAAATAGGAATGGGGATAATAGCATCTTCGCTAGTACCTGCTACAAATTTAGATATTTTTCTTAAAGTAACACCTTGAGCCCAAATTTTTTCTCCTTCAGAAGTTTCAATAACTGTTGTTTTAGATAAATCTATGTTCATCTGTGGTTGTTGAGTACTATCCATTTTTTAATAAATTTGCGATACATCCCATAAAAGTAATTTCTTTATCAGGAGCCATAACTGATTGGTACTGTGATTCTGCTATAATAATAGTACCTAATACTGGGTTATGAAATGAATCTAAGTTTTCGAATAAAGCTCTATATAATTCATTGTAGTCTCTTATATTTGAATCAGCTACAATTTGTCTAATTTGGTTAAATGCCTTAGCATCTTTTGATTTGATTAAATTAACAATTTGATCTGTATATTGTTTTTGGTTAACAATATCTTTATTTAATTGTAAAAAGGTACCTACGGGTTCAGACACTATACATGATTGTAATAAATTAAGTGTCTTTCTAATATCAGGATAAGTTTTATTTACAATTTCTACTATATCAGCAGGTGCACGATTACAAGCTTCTGTATCTAAAATAGCAGAACAACGTTTTGCTACCTCGGATTTAGAAGGGGGTAATATTTCAAATACTGATGTTCTAGATTGTATAGGATCAATTATACGCTCTATATAATTACAAGTAAATACAAAACGCGTTGTTTTAGAATAAGTTTCTATAACATTACGTAAAGCTGCTTGTGCGTTAATCGTTAGAAAATCAGCTTCATCCATTATAACTACTTTTAATTCGCGAAATGTAGCGGCAGAAGCAAATGATTTTACTTTCTCTCTAATTGTTTCTATACCATTTTCATCGGAACAATTTATATAAATTGAATCACAATCTAAGTTAGCTACAATTAATTTAGCAGCAGTAGTTTTACCTGTACCTGCAGGACCATACAACAAGATATGTGGGATATCCTGTTGTTTAATCCATTGGTTCAAACTAGCTTTAAATACTTCATTACCAATATAATCATTAGGATCAGTTGGTCTAAATTTTTCAGTAAATAAAGTGTGTTCTTTAAGCATATATTTAATATATAAAAGACCCCCTGGGAGACCAATTATTTTTACATAACCCCAAAGGGATCCATTTGGTCTACCCCTTGGGCTGGTAAAGGTGTGTTTTGATTCCTTTGTTCAATAACCGCAGCATCTGTTGTAATAATAGTTCCTGCTACAGAAGAAGCATTTTGTAAAGCGGCTTTTACTACTTTTAAGGGATCAATAATTCCAGCTTTTTTAAAGTCAATAGTAGATAAATCTTTATAATTTAATCCAGCCCACATATCATTTCCTGAATCTATTAATTGAGAAGCTGCATAACGGACATCGTTTATGTCATGGCCGGCGTTGGTAAGAATTTTTATAAAGGGTTGTTGGATAGCCTGTCTTACAATTCTCCTACCTATAGATCTATCATCTTTACCTTCAATATCTATAGCTTGAGCAGCATATAATAATGCTGTTCCTCCTCCTACTACAATTCCTTGGTCAATAGCTGCTAATGAAGCATAAAGAGCATCTTCTAAACGATCTTTTTTCTCTTTCATTTCAATTTCACTACCACCTCCTACATTAATAATAGAAACACCTCCTACAAGTTTTCCTAAACGTTCTTGGTGTTTTTCTTTCTCAAATAATGAGGTAGCATTTTCAATTGATTCTTTAATTTCTTGTGCTCTTTCTTCTATTTTTTTAGCATCTCCTTTACCATCAATTACAGTACATTTATCTTTAGTAATTGTTACTGTACGAGCTGTACCTAAAGATTCTCTAATAGTGATAGGAGTAAGTTTTTCTAAATTATGTCCTTTATCTGCAGAAATTACTTGACCCCCTGTAATTAAAGCTAAATCTTCTAAAAACATTTTTCTTCTATCTCCAAAATCATTAGCTCTTACCGCAGCTACATTTACAATACCTCTCATTTTATTCACTACTAAAGTAGCAAGTCCTTCATTGTAAATATTATCAGCTACAATTAAAAGAGGTTTATTTTCAGTATTTGCTATTTGTAATACATTAACAATTTGATTAGAATAATTAATATTCCCACTATAAATAAAAATATAAGGATCATTAAAAACAGTAGACATTGTATTATTGTCAGTAACAAAATAAGGAGACAAATAACCTCTACTCCATTCCATTCCTTCCGCTACTTCTAAATAGGTTTCCCCAGTTTTAGATTCTTCTATAGCTACGGTACCATCACGTCCTACTTTATCCAAGGCTTGTAAAATTAATTCCCCACATTCTTCATCATTATTTGCTGAGATAATAGCAACTTCTTTAATCTGGGCATCATTTGAGATTTCTTGGGTTAATTCTTTAAGTTTATTATTTACTGTAACTACAGCCTCATCAATTCCTTTTTTAATTTCTACAGGATTAGAACCATCTTTAACTTGTTTTAATCCTTCTTCTAAAATAGCAGTAGCTAAAACACAACTTGTAGTTGTACCGTCTCCTACTTCATTACCAGATTTAATAGATACACTTCTAACTAACTCTACACCAATTGAAGCTACTTGGTCATCTAATTCTTTAAAATTCTTAGCCACTGTAACACCATCTTTAGTTATTTTTGTTTTTTGATGTAATCTTTTAATTAAAACGGTTCTACCAGCAGGTCCAAGTGTTGATGAAACACTATCATTTAATTGTTTAACTCCTTCTAAAAGTCTATCTTTTAAGTCGGTTTTAAAGGATGTAATTGTTTTTTCCATATTATTCTTCTAAAATTGATAAAATTTGTGTTTGATTAGATATCCAATAATCTTGATTATCTATTTTTACTCTTTGTGATCCCATTT